AGCTGGCTGATTTGTAGGAATGGTAGACACGCCTATTGCACCGGCTCCACCCAAAGTTGACACGCGAGATGCGTTGTCTAGTCTTGATAATAGTTCCTCTTTTAACGCCCCGCGTAACATTCCGGGGTTATCTGTGGCTACCCGAATAATTGGCGCAAGAAGCTCATCAGCCCGCTTGGGATCTATTTTCATGGCCTTGGCGTGATCACGCCCAGCCGTTGTAATATACTGAATTAGTTTTTGTTGATCTACAGAGTTAGGATCTTGCTCTGCCTGAATAACCATTGGGTTGTTAATTGCAGAACTCAACCGGGAAACCATCCCCGTCAGTTCTTTTTCTGCAATTCCAAGTTCTCCGCTTCTAACCTCTTGTTGAGTTTTCTTAATCAGTTCTGGATATAGTTCTGACAGGCGTGAGTATTCCATCGCCTTCGTTGCGGTTCCTAATAGTTCTCCAATTGATGTACGCTTTGGGCCTTGAACTCCAAGCGGAATCTGTGGGTTTATTCCAAAGTCAGCCATATTGAATCCTTACCCGTAAATTACTTGAGTTGGTTGTGGGCGCATCTGTGTTAATTTGTACGCCATTGCTGCATCGCCTATATTTCCAAGTGCGTTTGAGTACGCATTAGCCGCGCCAACTGTTCCAGCGGCTTGAGCTTGAGCCCCGCCTACGGTTAGCTGTCCAAGGTTTTGAGCTGTGGCTTGACCAGCTTGAACGCCTGTATTTACTGCTCCCTGACCCATAACGGCTATGTTTGCTAGGGTGTTGTAAATGTTTCCGCGTTCAGTCTGAAACCGGTTAAATGCGTTTGAATACTCGGTTGATGCAAGGTTTTGACCGTAGTCTGCTAACCCTCTTAACGTATTACCTGATAAAGCACCGCCGCCTACGTTAGCCAGCCGTTCTGTGGCCTGTGTCCCGTACTGCATACGGAAAGCCATTGACGGGTCTAGATACTGATTCTTGTAATCTTCAAACTGCCCGGTTAAATATGGTTTCATGCCGCCAATATCTTTTAGGGCGGTGTACCCTTGTTCTCTGTACGGGCCAAGATCCTCGCGGCCTTGTTCGTACATTTCCCGTTGAATTTCGGCAGCTCTGACCGTTGCGTCAGCCGTGGTTTGGGCTGCGGACTTGGCGGCTTTTGCCCCCATATATCCACCAATTAGCTGAGAACCGCCTACTATCGCGCCGGTTACTGGATCAGGCATTTTGGAACTCCTTCACATAATCTTCAAAAGTTTCGCCATACAATCTGGCTACAAAATCGGATGCATTAGCCGCAGCTTCAAACCCGTGGACTAGGCGCACCACCTCTAAAATCAGGTCGTAATAGGCAGCTCTCCACATATAAGCCTTGTGCAAATCTTCCCTATTATCCTCTAATCGGTTAGCTCCAATCCACCGCAAAACCAAGTTGCTCACGATTGGTAACAGTTCTTTAGAATGATATTGAAAGAATGTATTGTTGGGCAATAAAAACATGACCTTGTAGATCACCGCTTCCTTTTCCTGCGGGCTGACCTCATCATTATCGCGCCAATCGTCTAACCCTTGGATAACGCTCCAAAAGTCTAAAAGCCAACGCACCGTTGGTTCAGGTAAATTTAGGGGGGCAAAGTGTTCAGGCTTCATACATCGTAATAAGGGACTTTTTTAGATTCGCCATTTACCGTGATATTGATAAACCCCGCAGGATTTGCCGGTAGGGTCGCAGAGCCAGCCGTAGCCGTGGAGCTACTGGAAAAATTGAGCAAGTTCAAAAAGAATAGCTGCCAAGCCGGGGTGGGCCGCCCCGCATCATTCATCAGTTGTGAGGTCGGGATTACCTGATTTTGAGGTAGTTGGGCCATCAGTTATCCCCTGCTTCCGCTTTCAGATTCGCAGATACGATGACCGCCTTAATTGGGTCGGTAACCACAACCTCAAATATCCTGTCCCGCGCAAATCCCAACCGCCTCCACATGGCTCGCGTAAAGTATTGACCCTGCTTGCCTATGGTGACCCAGTTCTCGTTAGACCAAGTAAAGCCGCCGTCATCCGACCAGCGGAGCATGGCCTGTGGGTCTTGACCCTGACCAACCGGTAACCCAACTCCGGGTTGGAACTGGATCTGAAGCTCGGCAAAATACTGACGCTGGAGGTCTGTGGTTATGTGGGGACACCTTCTAAGACGGCGTATTAACTGTCCGTCATCGGTGTACTGGGATAGAGACAGTCTATAGAGCTTGCCGTTTTCATAGTCCCCAAGCAATACTTGCTGGTTAAAAAATGCACAGCAGTTACCCCGGTGGCGCTCGTACTCGTTTTGGTTATTGGTGTAGAGCCACTTGTGCCAAAGCCCTGTGGTGATGTCATAGGCCCAAGTCAGGCCGTTAGTCCCGATTGAGGGGAATGTCACAACGTAGGTCTCATGGCCCTCTAACTGGTACGTCCAAGCTATCGCGTCAGATACGTCTTGACCGACCAAAGTCGTTTCAACCGCGTGGGTAGAGATCCTCTGGGGGATGTAGCCGTTCATTTGGACGATGGTGGCCTCGCCTCGGTTGTTCTTGGATACATAGGCAAAGGAGTTGCCCACCCTCGCACAGGAGTAGGCCGCAGCAATACCCTGCTGGGTTGATGATCCTTGAATCCGCTGAAATGGAAAGGGGACAGATCCAACGTCTAGCCAAGCCTCGGATGACATCTCGCCCAGTAGGTAGACTTCCCGGCGGTCAACAATAATAGCGACTAGGTCATCTGGAGACCCGTCCTTGGACGCAAACGACAGGGGGTCAGTAATTGGAGATAAGAGGTCGGACGCAGCCCAGAGCTGGCTCTGAGGTTTATTGTAGACAAAGTAGTTATCCGAAATATCTACCGTTCCACCGCCCTCAAAGGCTCCATCATTAGATGGTAGGACAGTCCAGTTTAGGGCGTATATCGTGGTGCTAGAGACGGTCTGTGAGGCGCTGACGGTGTACGTTCCCGCACCCCCGGAGCCCGTCCCAAAGGCCGTGATAATCGTTCCATCGGTCACCCCTGTGCCTTCAATCGTCTGGCCTATCTTCAGAGTGCCGCTGGTCACCGCGCTAACGGTCAAAGTTGTGCCAGATATAGATCCGGTCACAATAGCGGGTGATGCGACAGAGTTGATCGCGGTACTTGCAACGGTTTGGGAGTCGCTGACCGTATAGGTTCCAACGCCTCCTGATCCAGTTCCTAGTGCCGTAATCACGGAATTTTGAGCTATGCCCTGACCAAAAATGGCCTGTCCAACCGCAATCGTGCCGCTTTGCATCACGGTCACGGTTAAAGTCGTTCCGCTAATTGAGCCGGTGAAAATAGCTGATGACGGGGCGCTGATGAACCATGTGTATCGATACGCATCGTCCACGATGTAGACGTTGACCCCGTTATCGACAATCCCAACCTGACCGGTTGCGGTGTTCATCTGACCGACCATTACGGGGGTCAAATCGTTCTCCAGAACGTACACAAAGTCACCGCAGACCGCTACAACTTGAGCCCCACCAGACAGGGTTCTAAGACCCCGGACTTCCTCCTGATTGGGGAAAATCGCCACGGTCTCCAAGCCCGGAGTTGGGTAGAGCGCAACGATACCGCGCTCGCCTTGGGCCTTGGTCGGGTCTATCTCAGGGTAGAAATTAATGCACTCTTGAGCGTCCTGAGTGAGCGAGGGAGCCTCGTAAGCCGCGCCTACGAATCCAAAGTCAGGCATTACTGGAAGCCCCCGGTCAGAATCCAACCAGCGTCCGCACGCTTACCGACCACCAGAACGTCATCGTATCTAGCGGACTGCATGGGCTTCATGTTGGTTCTCTTAATCGTGGCCTTGGCCTGAGAAGCCAGCCCGTTGATCATGGCAAGCTGCTGGGGGTTGGACTTGCCGTACATGGGCATGAGTCTTTCCGCAAGACACCAGCGCAAGCACATGATGTAGCCCTGTGGGATCACGATGGTGTCGTTGATGCTATTGAACCGCTGGAATATGGTGTCGCAGAATATGTGCATCTCACCCTGTGACGGATTGGGCCAGAAGTAGAACGTACCCATAACCTCGGAGGGCTGGTAGTAGACCGCCTTGGGCCACGGGCCGTTCTGGGTCTTAAGACCAATCAGCTCGTAGTTCTCAAGGTTCAGAATAGCTACGGGGTAGTCCAGACCGCCGTTGACGATAGGCTGACCGTTGGAATTGGTGTTCACCCGCACAAAGGCTGAGTTCACCGACAGGGGGCGCTCGTAGTAAGCAGTTATCGTGGTCGATGCTACGGTCTGGGTGTTGTTAACCGTGTACGTCCCGGTGTAGTTTACGTTGCCACCAGCTCCGGTTCCAAAGCCTGTAATCTTGGTTCCAGCCGTAATTCCTGATCCTGTTATCACCATCCCAAGCGCAATCCCGCCCTCGGTGATGTTAGTGACCGTTAGGGTATTCCCTGATATTGATCCGGTAAAGGTGGAGTTGACCTGACCCGTTGGGCCAACCGTGTACTGAGTCTGTCCCGCCGTCAGGGTGAAGATGATCTCGGTCTTGTAGTAGACCATCATCTGTTCGTTTGACCATTGGTCGATCATGTCGTTCAACATATCGAACGCGTCTTGGGCCTCGGCAGGGGCCGGGGTCTCGCCAGCGGCAAGCGCCCCAATGTCCTTCATGGCTCGGCTGATAATGTCTATGGGCTGGGTCATAACTTCACCTTAAATGTCTCTACTTTCCACGGCAAGCTAACCTTTTCGGTGTTTGTAGCCTGTTTTTCAAGGTTCGCATGGATCTTTTCGCGAACATCTTCCATGTCTAAGTGTAACCAATGCGTTACGGAATGTTCACTAACTTCTTCTAATGGGGCATTTTGCCAACTTTTCTTAAATGTCCAATACCCTTCGGTCGATATATTTTCGTGCGTGACCTGATAACGGACTTTAGTTATCTGCCCGTCCTCTGAAAAGACATCTAGGATTTTCCAAGTAAACATTAGGCTAGGGTCGCTATAAATTGTTGAGCAGCCTCAGCAGACATCACATTACCATCTGCGTCTTGTAGTTCTGCGCCTTCCGCAACCGCCTTCTTAAATTGTGCGTAGTCTGTGTTGGCTGGTGCGAATGGGATAAATGCGTTGTCGGAACAACGACAAATAGCGTTTATAACTTGAGCAGTATCAGAAAAATGTTGTTTATACATCATAACTCCGATGAAAGGGTTATTGATGAAGCGTTTGTTGAATTTTGATAATGTCTTGTAGCGTTGCCGGTAGTTAATCCAGAAGCTACATCTGCGTTGTACATAACATTGTATACACTCGCAATATCAATGTTTACAGCAGTTACGGAAACTGCGGCACTTAAATAAGTGTTTGTTGCTCCGTTAAATGTAAATGTTGGGGCCGACCGCATAGTGACTGGAAAATTGTAAATAATTGATGCTCTAGTTGAACTACTTACAAATCCATTAGCATAAGGTTGAAAAGCTGTGTTATTACTTTGTCCAACTTGTTGATAATACCGCTGACACATAATCAACTCACGCCCATAGTCTCTGCGCTCAAACGGGGTAGCAACAGAGCCTACTTCGAGTTGTACGCCTGTGATGTACCAAGTGGCCCCGTTAGTTCCTACAACTGAAACCGCACCTGTTGGTGCATATCGTTCAGCAGCAGCCCATGCACCAGCAGTTCCACTATAAGTCGAACCAATTCCCAATCCAAAATGAACACGAAGCCCAAGTCCATTGGTTGACCCAATCCATGTTCCAGTAGTGTCGCCAGCAATTGTTACGGTCTTTTGCTCCCATGTGTTTGCGGCACTAATGGTGTAACTAAATGGGTATGAGCGGTTATAGGCCGAGTTCATTAGAGAACCACCAAAGGTTCCAGTTAAAGAACTCTTTACCCAAAAAGAAAGCGTTACTGTTTTTGCGCTTGCTGTACCAAATGCAAAATCTGCCGAATTGAAACCTTCAATAAACTGACAAAAGTAGAATTGGTCTCCAGCCGCAACAGCATAAGCACTAGAACTTGTTACAAGAGTTGAGTTTGAAAATGTAGATGGAGCGTCTGTGCTTCTTTGTATTGAAAATTTTGAACTCGCAGTAGAGTTATAGCAAGGCCACCTATCAACTGCAAATCCATAAGCAGCACTAGTTGGGCTTAAACTAGCACCAGCGTTCCTCTGGTCAATCCTCATGTCACCATTGATGATGCGGTTACGGAAGCCTTGCAGACTATCCGCAGTAGGGGTCATGCTATTTATCGTAGCGGTATTGCCACCACTAGC